AGACGCTTGAGACTTCTTACCTGCTTTTTTACCTGCTGCCATTTGTATCTCCTAATTTCTTATTGAATTTTTATTACGCTGTTAGATCGCCGTAGACAACCCAAGTGTTTTCTGCTCTCTTAAACAGAGTACAAGATGACCACTGAGTTCTTAACTTTAATCCTGGTGTTGCATTTACTGTTACTCCTGCTGTTCCAGCAATTGTTACTTGTCCCGCTCCAGTTTGAAGAATATCTATAGATGTTCCAACTGGGTATGCAATTGTTGCATTTAGAGGAATTGTTAATGTAAGTGCTGAAGCCGATCCCATTTCAATTAAATCATCTCTGTGATTTAATGTTGAAAGTGTGTATGAGGCAGTCTTTTGAGTAATAGGTGTTAAAGAATCTACCTTTAATCCAAGACTAGTTGTTACTGTTGAAGCAAAGTTTGCATCATCCCCAAGGGCTGCAGCAAGTTCATCAAGTGTGTTAAGGGCTGCTGGAGCACCTGCAAGAATTGCATTTACCTGAGATGTTGCATCTGCAATTGCTTCTGTTTTAGCAGTTTGAATCGCTGTAGCCTGTGCTGTAGATACTGGCTTTGATGCATCTGCTGTGTTGTCAACATTTCCAAGTCCTACATCTGCCTTTGCAAGTCCTACAGGAGATGTAATTGTTTTATTTGTTAAAGTTTGTGTTCCAGTTGTTGTAACTAGTATGCTAGTATCTGCAATTCCATGAACATTTGTTGTTGCTGAGTTATGTGTTGTAACATATCCAGATGCTGTTGTTTCTGCTGCTGTTTGAGCAGTCGACACATTTGTTGTAGTTGCAAGGATTGATGTATCTGCAATTCCATGAACATTTGCTGTTGCTGAGTTATGTGTTGTTACTGCTCCATCTGCATAAGTTTCTGTTGCTACTGTGTTATCAATTTCAAGTGAGTTTGTTCCTGAGTTCCAAGCAAGTCCTGTTCCAGCAAGGTCTGAATACTCACCTGTAACTGAAGCAATTGCGTCTGTGACATATGAGAAAGTTGCAAGGACTGATGTATCTGCAATCCCGTGAACAGATGTGTCTGATTCGTGTGTACTTAGATTAGTTGCAATTGTTGTAAAAAACGCTGGGTCATCATTAATTGCTGCTGCGATTTCATTAAGAGTATTTAGTGCTGCAGGTGCGCCGTCATTAAGGAGTGCTTCAAGGCCTGCTGTGTTAGCAAAATATGATAGTGCAGCCCAGTTTGAAGATCCATTACCAATTTTAAATTTATTTGTGTCGGTCTCAAATCCAATTTCACCTGCTCCAAGTGTTGGGTTTGCAGTAGTCCACTGCTGTGCAGTTCCTCTGCGCTGTTGCATTCTTGTTGCCATATTTTATTTCTCCTTATGGGTGCTGCCCATTTACTATCTTATTATAACCCCTATTTTTTAATTGAAGTTATCTACTACACTACCGCCATCAAATACAACTGTCCAAACTGTTGTGTCTGGTCCACCTGCATCTAAACCTGCACCCTGTGGGCTGTTAAATGTTGCGCCATCGTAGAACTGAGATACTATGAAACCAGTTCCATCAATTGCTGTATCGTGAATGTGCTGTGGTAAGTTATTTGTATCATCAATAGTTGCTTGGGTATACCAAGAACCATCGTAATAAAAATTAACTCTGTTTGTTGCAGTGTCTAACCACTGTGTTCCATTAGTTGGTGAAGCGGGAGCAGTTGCTCCTACAGACATAGATCCTGCTACAGAATCCACATACTCCTTGGTTGTTGCATGCTCTGCAAGAGTTGGGGCTCCTACTGTTACTGCATTTCCAAATGTACCGCCGTTTGCTACGACTAATCCATTCTTGACCCTGAAGTCTTTATCTGCTGTTGTCATTTACTGCTCCCTCTTCCAACTATTTTTATTTTTTATTATGCAAGCAATGTTCCGACAACAGTTACCACTGAGGTATTGTTGGCAGTTGTTACACGAAGTCTTACAGTCGTTCCAACTGACACATAGTCTGCTGTTATTGTCATTAGGGAACCATTAGTTCCGACCATTGCATATTCTGTAATTGAGATGTTGTTTGAAGAATCCATAGTTAGGAGAACTTCTGCAACATCTGTGTGTGAGCCTTGTGCTGTCTTTACTAAGAACTTCGCTGAGCGATACTCTGTTCCAAGGAACTCGTATGCTGTTACTTGGCTTGCTGTTGCTACTGAAACTGTTGCTGCTACCTGCTTAGCAACTGAGTTAATCTCAACTGCTGTAAAGTTTGGAACAACTGCTTCAAGAGCATCTACTGCACGAGAATCCTGGAAGTAAAGGTTTGTTGTACCTTCATCAAGATCATCAGTATCAGAATCTGCTACACCGTTTTCTGCGGTAATAGTAAGACCATTTTCGTCACCTGTGATAGTGATATTATCAAGAGTTGCACCAGTCAAAAGTTGTGCTGCTGAAGTCTTAGCACGAACATCTGTGAAGTACTGGTTTGCTAAACCTTCTTCAATATCGTCTGTATCAAGTGCATCAACAATGCCTTGTGCTGTTCCAGTTGCATCGTATGCTGATGCTGTTGCAGAAAGTGCTGCAGTGTTAAAGTCTGAAATGTCTGCTGAATCAAGACCAGTTACAGAAATTGTTGCTCCTGTAATATTGATGTTGTCTCCTGCAGTTAATGTGTCTTGCTTTTCTCCAATTGATGTTGCAATTGTTGAGGCAAATGAAGCATCATCGTTAATTGCTTCTGCAAGTTCGTTAAGTGTATCCAAAAGTTCTGGAGCACCATTAACAAGGGCTGCAACCTCAGCGGCTGCTGTTCCTGCTGGATCATAGTTGCCTGCAAGACCATCTGCATATGCTTCTGCTGCTGCCTGTGCTGCTGCTGCAGCACCTGATGCATCGTACCAAGTATCTACTGTTGTACGATTAATTTCAATTTGACTTGAACCATCAAGTCCAAGTCCTGTTCCAAGATTTGCATCAATGTAGCCAGTTGCTGAATTGTAATCAATACCAGTTCCTGCAGTGATTGCTCCACGAGCACGAGTATCTGTATAGTAAAGGTTTGTTGAACCTTCTTCAATATCGTCTGTATCAAGTGCATCAATTGCTGTAGTGATATCGCCATCTCTTGCAATGTCTGAACCTGCTGCTACTGTAAGTAGTCCAGCGGTTACTGTGAAATCATCTGTGTCAACAGATGTGATAAGTGTTGATCCACCTACCAGGCCGAGGATGTATGCATCTCCGTCTGCTTCTGTAAGAATTGTCTGGTTGTTAATTGTACCTTGTGCACCCTCAACAATCAGCCCGTGCTTTACTTTAAAATCTTTATTATTTGTTGCCATTTTTATATCTCCTTAGTTATGCCTTAAGTCCCATACGTGCGTAACGTACAGTGACTGGCCTGATCGCAGGGTCTGGAGTGACTGTTAAAGCCACGGTATTTCCAGTGCGAGAGACATCAATGGTGCCAATATTCCCATCATTGTCGATTGTTCCATACTCGCTGACTGATACATCTGTACCGTCAACAAGAATTGTCATTTCAGTTGCGTAGAACTTGTTGTCACCTGCTGAAGTTTTTGATATTGAAACAATATACTTCACCATACGCCAAACCGTAGCATCAAAACTATCAATAACAGTTAAGTTCTCAATACCAGTGATTGTGTTTTCATTGTTACCCGCTGATCCCAGGTCTGTTGCCTGAGCAGAAAGGGTATCAATTAGATCTACATAATTTTCTTGAGTAGGTCTATCACCTGTTTGAAATAGACTCTTTACATTTGAAATTGATATTTTAGCCATATAGAGATTATATCACCCTTTTAATTAATCTAATTAAAGAATATAGTTGCTGTACCCAATAACCTGTAGAGGAATTGCTGGGGTGTTACCTGAACCAATAGCCTGAATCTGTATTGCACTAAATTTAACTCTAAACGGCAATACCTCAGTTATAACTGTTTTTCTTGTGAAGTCTTCTACTTTAACTTCTGCGTAATCTACTAAAAAGATTCGCTCTGTTTTGTTTTTTAATTCATCAAGTATTAATGCTGTGGCCATTAATCTGTTACATCTTCAAGAATCTTCATGCTACCCTGAGCAACTGTCCAAACTCTTGTTGGGTCTGATACCTGAATATCAAAGATGTCTCCTGTTTCAAGTTGAACTGATTCTTCTGCTGTAAGCCAAACTGTAAATTCACCAACAAGGTCATCTTCATCTGCAACTGGATATAAATTTAAAACCAGGGTTGCTGCATCTGTAATAATGCCTTTATCTTTTGCAAGGGTTGGTCTTTTAATTTTCATAGCAATGTCCCACTCAGATCCCTCGCCTTTTAAAACCAAAGGCTCTTTAGCATCATCAGTTACATAAACCTTAAACCCAGATGTATCTCCACGAACCACAGTCCAAATAACTGTAGGAGGTTTATTTCCTATGTCGTATGATGTTTGAGATCCTCTTAGAGTTGCCATTTGTTTATTATATCACGACAAACCGTCTCTGAGTGATCCCCAGGTACCGTTGCCTTTTGCCTCTACTATTACGATTCCGTTTGTATTGTTTGCATATGCACAAATACCAACTGCTGCAGATCCTCCTGCTGGTCTAACATTTGTTAGGCCTCCAGACTCTCCAACATATAAAACCTCTCCTGCAACGAAACTTGAAGTATTTAACCCTTCCATAACTCCAGCAACAACAACTACTCCATCAGAACCATTTCCCGTATTGTTTTTTAATAGTCCAAGTATTGGAGATGATGTAGATGGAAGTGCTTTTGCTATTGTGGTTTTTGTTGAATACCCTGTTGCATATACTGGTACTCCAGCATTTATTGCAGCCCCGCTATTATTTTTTACATTAATCTGAAAATATGATACTCCATATGCTGGTAGAATTGCATCAAGGGATTCTGCTAATTTCTTGAAGTCTCCGTGTACGTTTACTGGTGATGTTTCCAGGGGATATTGAATTCCAGCAGTAGAAAAATCATATGTAGTCATAATAAAATAATTATACACCCAAATTTGACTTTTGGCCCAAAATCATGTTATACTTGGTATAGACACCTACCAGGGTGTTATTGTTTTCTAAGGAGGAAACTATGATTAAATTTATCGAAAGAAACAAAGAGATCATTAGCACACTCAGTATCGTAGCATTAGTAACTGTTTTGTCGAACGGAGCCAATGCTGATTCAGGTCTTGATACGAAGAACAATCTTAGCCTTGAACAGGCTCAGACAATAGATACCGCCTCGAAAGAGGTTTTTTTGGTTTCTAAGGAAAAAAAACTAGAGAGTTTTGAGAATAAGACTTCTCTAACTGATTTAGAACTAAAGGAACTCCTGTCCTTAGTAGGCTTCAAGGGTAAAGACCTTGTAGTTGCTTGGGCAGTGGCTAAAAAGGAGTCTAATGGGCGACCATTGGCTTTTAATGGCAATCACAAGACTGGGGACTCGTCTTATGGTATGTTCCAAATCAATATGATTGACAACCTTGGTCCTGATCGTAGAACTAAGTTTGATCTTGAGTCAAATGCTGAACTATTTAATCCCGTCAAAAATGCAGAGATTGCATATTATATGACAAATGGTGGAGAAGACTGGTCCTCATGGAAGGGCATCACTCCAAGAACTAAAACCTGGATGGCTAAATTTCCTAAATAATAAATAAAAATAATGCCCCCTTGGAGAAATCCTTGGGGGTATTTTATTGCATACTTTCAAAAAAACTGCGATAGTTATTAACTGACAAAACAGTGTTTTTTGATAGTAGACCCGCAGATTCGCTGAAGGCAGATCTACCAGTTATTAAAACTTTTGCCATTACCATCATAGTAAATGCTGTATAGGTATCTAGATTATTTAAAATTTCAATACCTGGATATGCATCCCTAAGTAATTTAAAGTTTATAGACATTGTGTCAAAAGAATCGTTTTCGTCTTTGTGTAAATGAGGTTGTCTCCATTTATCTAATTGATTTTGATTTATAGGCTTAAACTTTTTGTTTGAATCTGGAGCATCTGTTAAAATTATTACTCTGTCTGGAACAATATTTAGTTTTTTTAAAAAGTCTGGAAGTCGTTGCAACATGTCTACATAAACAGATTCTTCTACCCATCTTGGATTTTCTGGAAGAACATTGCCTCTTCTTATATGAATCACTACATTGTTTTCTGTTTTTTCTATAGTGCTAAATTCTTTGGCAACATCTAAGAATGTCCATGGCTGATCTATTACTCCTGCATTTTTGTACAATATTTCGTATCCTAAGCCAACTTTATCACAAAGAACAAAACTGTCTTTGTTAGAAAAGTCTATATCTTTCCAAGGGTTACTTAATATTGTATTAAACTTATCTATGAATTTAACCTTTTCTTCTTCGCTGTAAACTTTGTCAGATTCATGAATTAAAAAATCTGTAATTGGACTGTCTTCAAAAAGAAGGTTGTGGTATTTTGCATAAGACATGCAGAATAGTTTTCTCCATAGTTGTGCTCCAATGCCATCTTGCAAAAAAACTTCTCTTACAACTTCAGCCTTATCCATTTATTTGACTTTTAATCCAATTGTAGGTTTTTTCTATACCGTTTTGCAATGGCAGAGAATAGTCCCACTGTAGTTTTTCTCTGATTAAATCATTGTTTGAGTTTCTTCCACGAACACCCAATGGTCCTGAAATATGATTTTTCTTTAAAGACTTTCCTTCAATAGAGCAGGCTGTGTCTACTAACTGGTTTATTGTTACCATTTCTTCAGAGCCAATATTGATTGGTCCCGTAAAGTCTGATTCCATAAGTTTTTTGGTTGCATCTATGCATTCATCAATAAACAAGAATGAACGAGTTTGTTCACCGTCGCCCCAAATTTCTATAGAATCTGTTGCCTGAATAACTTTTCTACACATTGCTGCAGGTGCTTTTTCTTTACCACCATCCCATGTTCCTTCTGGCCCAAAGATGTTATGATATCTTGCTATTGCAACTGGTATCTTGTTGTTCTTGTTAAATGCTAGAAATAGTCTTTCGCTAAACAGTTTTTCCCAACCATATTCGCTATCGGGATCTGCAGGGTACGCATCTGATTCTTTGAGTCCAGGATTATTGGTTTCTAGTTGTTTGTAATCGGGATACATACATGCTGAACTTGAGTAGAATATCTTGGTCTTGTTAATCTCGTATTTTTTGTTTAGTCTTGATTGTGCTCTAAGTAAGTTTAAATTAATTAATGCTGAGTTTTCCATAATCTGGGAATCGTTATCTCCAGTAAAAATATATCCAGCACCACCCATGTCTGCAGCAAACTGATATATTTCGTCAAATGATGTAATTAATTTATATGGTATCTCTGAATAAAAATTACCAGCATAACCCTTAAACTGAACAACCTTTTCCATGTTGTCGTATACTGACAGATCTCTTTCAATAAATTCATCTGCTTGTGTTTCAGAAAAGTCTGGATGTTTTAGGTCTACTCCACGAACCCAGTATCCTTCAGACTTTAAACGCTTTACCATATGGCTTCCAATAAAACCACCTGCTCCTAAGACTAATGCTGTCTTCATGATAATCTTGACTCCTTCCATTCTCTCCACCACATTTTTCTGCCAGGGTTTAGTGGATGACCATTCCAAGAGTATGGATGGCCTTCTGTTGTTTCTGGATTATCAAAGAAATCCCAAGTTTCATTACGAGTTTGATTTCTATTTCTATGGATGTATGCAGTATAGGTGCTTCCTGATGTGCCAACAAAAGTTTCTGAATCATGCATAACTAAATTACAGATTAAACCAAAAACTACTTCATCCTGAAATTGTAAGGACTTAAAGTCTTCTGCAAAGTTGTTAACAATGTATTCATCTAATAGCATAAATCTATGCTTATTGTCTTCAACCATTTTATGACCTGGTTCATCTGTTGACAAAACTATTGGCAAGTTGTTTTGCTCAAAGTTACTGATCCAAGACTCAAACATTTCTTGAGTGGTTTCAAACATGTGCACATGGTCAGTTAGTCTTAAATGCATACCTTGAAATGTGCCTAAAGAGTTAGATATCTTCTTAGCCAGGTCTGTGTATTCTTTCTTAAACCTAACTGAGGACAATACCTTATCTAGTTCAGGGCTTCTGTTATAGAAAAATCTTGAGTACCAGCCCAATGTTCCTTTTAGATGTATTGGTCTATCTAGTGGCAATCTTTGTCTGCCCTCAGCAAATGCTAACTCATTTTCTGTTATTTTTGTGCTATTGCTGTAGTAGTAGTTATTTAATATGTCCTCTATAACCACTTCTTCCTGCTTAAAGTTGTCTATTTTTTGATCAATTACAATTAAGTTTGAATCAAAGTCTAATAATTCTAATAGGTGTGGAAACTGATCTGGATTTGTAAATCCTTCTCTTTGA